TCTTCGTGAGTACGGGTAGTGATGGTGGTGATACTAACGGCAATGCCGGTAATGTTCAGGAGCTTTCTACGATGGTTCTGGGTGCTTTGACATCTAGTCTTAATACCGTTTCGTGGGCACAAACCGATGACCTCGTCGCCGGTGGAGCGATGGGTTCGATTGTTGGTCAGGTTGAATGGGGTCTTGAAAACCAAGACAACATTCCAGAGATTGACATCAAGGTCGACAGTATCGCTATCACAGCGATGACCAAGAAGTTGAAAGCTAAGTGGACACCCGAATTGGGTCAAGACCTCAACGCTTACCACAACTTGGATGCAGAGGTAGAACTTACTTCGATTCTTTCTGAGCAGATTGCTCTTGAGATCGACCGTGAGATCCTCGCTGACCTTGTAAATGGCGCAACGGCTGCAACATACTACTGGGCTCGTTCTCCTGGTATGTTCCTCAACCGCGAAACTGGTGCCGAGATTGGTGCGGCTACTAAGGCTCCCGACTTCACCGGTACTGTCAGCGAGTGGTATGAGACTCTCATTGAGACAATCAATGATGTTTCTGCTCAAATCCACCGCAAGACTCTTCGTGGTGGCGCAAACTTCATCGTTTGTTCCCCAGAGGTTGCCAACATCCTTGAGTTCACCGCCGGATTCCGCGCATCTGTTACTGCAGATGATGAGAAGGGTTCGATTGGTGCTGTTAAGGTTGGATCACTTTCTAAGAAGTTTGACGTCATTGTTGACCCATACTTCCTCCGAAACGTGGTTCTCGTCGGTCGACGTGGTTCCAGCTTCCTTGAATCTGGATATGTATATGCACCTTATGTGCCATTGCAAACCACTCCTACCATCTTTGGACCAGAAGACTTCGTGCCTCGCAAGGGCGTGATGACTCGTTATGCCAAGAAGATGGTTCGTCCAGACCTCTACGGTTTGGTTATCGTCCGAGGTATGCTCGGTGAGTCAGGCGCCTGATAAATAATCAGTAGCTAAATTTAAAACCCCTGCCAAGTATTCAGTTATTTGGCGGGGGTTTTCTTTTATGAAATGCCAGTATCCTAAAAAATACCGCCCCCAATTTTTTGAGATTTTCGTTTTTCCAAACCCGGGCAGGATCCTTTAGACATAAAAGACTACTTACTACAGCAGGAGTTTCTATATATGCCAACTGATCTTCAACCACTATCGACAACTAGCGCCATTGTACTTACATCGACCGGCAGCGCAACCAAAGTCGCGACATCACTTCCCTTTGGGGCCTACACTGGCTCAGCCGAGTTTATCACAGGAGCCGTTGCTCAGGTAGCCTATGTATATAAGAAGCTCGGCGGCGATGTTGTCGACATTGAGCTAACTCCGTCAAACGTATACGCAGCTTACGAAGAAGCAGTATTAGAATACTCATATATTATTAACCTCCATCAAGGTAAGAATGCCCTCGGCACAATGCTGGGCAATACTACCGGTACATTTAACCACTTAGGCGACATGGTTGCCAGTCCGCTATCTTCGAGCTTAAGCGGCACACATGTAGCACTCAAATACCCAAAGTTCAAGTTCCAGTCAGCGAGAAACATCGCAGACGGGCTTACATCGTATGCTGGCATGGGCGGAGACGTCAGATACTACTCAGCATCGTTTGCGCCAGCCACAGGGCAGCAGGACTACGACATTCGACAGATCATTGTGGATGCATCCGACTCTGGTGTGGACGACGGCGGTATTGCGGTCGATTATGCCGGAAAAGTCAACAATAAGCGCATTAACGTTACCAAGGTGTTCTTCCGTTCGCCTCGTGCAATGTGGCGCTTCTATGGATACTACGGCGGTGTAGGTGTTGTCGGTAATATGTCGACATACGGACAATATTCAGATGATTCGACGTTTGAAGTCATTCCTACGTGGCAAAACAAGATGCAAGCCATTATGTATGAAGATTCATTAAGGACGAGAACATCAAACTACTCATATGAGTTAATCGATGGTAGATTGCGCCTGTTTCCAATGCCTAGTTATTGGGGTCTTGGCGAAATGAGCCGTATCTGGGTTCAGTTTTATGTAGAAGACAACGCATGGGAAGGCAGAGCCGGACCATCTGGCAGTGTCGACGGCATCAACAACATTAATACAGCCCCGTTTGGCAACATTCCTTACGAAAACATCAACGCCATTGGTAAACAATGGATTCGCAAGTATTCGCTAGCACTCTGCAAAGAGATGCTGGGACAAATCCGAGGAAAGTTCACCACAATTCCAATTCCGGGTGAATCAGTTACGTTAAATCACGCGGATCTACTTTCACAAGCTAAAGCTGAACAAGATTCGTTAAGAGACAAGCTCCGAGAGCTACTCAAAGAGATGGAATATGTCCAATTAGCAAAGGATGATCAAGAAAAAGCAGTAGCAACAGCTGAAACGCTAAAATATTCGCCGCTTCCAATCATGGTGGGTTAGATAAATGTCAGATAACGAATGGAAAAGACCGCCTGCTCCACCTCCTCCCTTGTTTTTGGGAGAGAAAGAGCGAAATCTTGTCAAGCAGGTAAACGACGAGTTAATTGAAAAGGTCATTGGGCAACAGATCCTTTATTATCCGATTGACCTCGAAACGACAGACTTCCATGAGTTATATGGCGAAGCAATAGAGAAAACTTACCTCCCACCAGTCCGAGTGTATGCGCTGGTCGAGTTCACACAGTTCGAAACAAGCTATTTGGAGAATGCAGGAATCGACAAGTCGTGGGAGATTAATATACACTTTCATAAGCGGCGCTTGGCTGAAGATCAAAACTTGTTCGTTCGCGAGGGCGATTTTGTGCTTTATGGTGACTTCTATTATGAAATAGTTAAGCTATCTGAGCCCAAGAAGCTGTTCGGACAGGTCGACCAAACATTTGAAGTGCATGCAGTTTGCAAGCGCGCAAGAAAGGGGCTTTTCGATGCTACCTGATAACTTTGACTTTGCAATGCTCCCAGAGGGAGAGGACGGACAACTCACACTTAAAGAAGTGGGTATGTTGGCTTCTACAATCGAGAATATTGACTTCTCCCTTGTATCGTGGCTTAAGAAGGACCTAGACCTACAAGCCCACACTAATGAAGGGTTCACTCAAGTACCTGTTATCTGGCAAGTACCAGAGCGAGCATATCAAATAAAGCACAAGAAAGAACTCCGAGACGAGGGAGGTGCCCTTAAGCTCCCAATTATAGGTGTTGAAAGGACCGGTATCACTAAAGATCCTGCAAAGCGCGGCGTATTCCAAGCAAACTATTACTCGAAAGATAAAAACGGACGTTCCGGAAGATTTGTATTAGCGAAAAGAATAGTTCCTGATAAGACTCGCAACTTTGCCACCGTGGGCAATACTCGCACAAACTTAGAAGTAAAGAGACAACCATATTATCCGAGAAAGAACAAGAAGGTAGTGGTCCAAACCTTGTCAATACCGCTCCCAGTATATGTTAATGTTGACTATAAGATAGTGATTAAGAGCGAGTACCAACAGCAGATGAACTCGCTAGTCAGCCCGTTCATGGCTCGCACCGGACAGGCGAACACCTTTGTGATGCGCCGGAACGGACATTTATACGAGGCGTTTATCGATCAGAGCTTTACACAAAGCAACAACGTGTCCAACCTTGCAGAAGAGATGAGGATGTTTACTACCGAGATCACAATCAAGGTTCTAGGCTATCTTATTGGCGAGGGAAAGAATGATGATAGACCCATCGTTAGGATTGACGAAAATACGGTAGAATATCAGTTCCCTTCCGAAAGAGAGGTGCCTGCAGGAGAGGTACCATGGTTCTCTGACAGTTCCTGAACACAGTGGGCTTTTTTCTGCTTAGTTCAGGGGCCTTTTTCAGCTTTTCGACCATACCCACACTATTTATCTATGATTGCACTATAATACAATCTTGCATGCATCACAAGAGGGACTAAGCAACATGTCAGTAAAAAGTTTTAAATTTGTATCGCCGGGTGTCTTTGTCAACGAAATTGACAATTCCTTTCGCCCACAAAACCCACAAGAAATCGGACCAGTAGTTATTGGTCGATCGTCTCGCGGTCTGGCCATGCAGCCGATCAAAGTCGAATCATATTCGCAGTTTGTTCAGGCGTTCGGAGACACCGTACCCGGCGCCGGCGGCGCTAACGATGTTTACCGTGATGGAAACTACCAATCGCCAATGTACGGCACATACGCCGCGAAGGCATTCCTACAGCCATCTGTCGCACCAGTTACTTACATGCGCTTGCTTGGTCAACAGACCTCAGCCGGCGGCACTGCTGGCGGCGCCGCAGGTGCAGGTTGGGATACATCTCAAGATCTTGGCACTGATCCCGAAACAGTTGGTGGTGCTTACGGTCTCTGGGTCTGTCAATCGGGAACGGTTGCGGATCTGACAGCAGCTAATAACAATCTTGAACTCGCCGCAATCTTTTATATGAATACCGGCTCCATATCCCTTAAGGGCGCCCCGCTGGAGATAGCCGGCACCGGCGCCGTCGGCGACCGCGGCACATCTATCACACAACAAGGTGTTTTGATAGGAACAGACTCAGATGGGCTGTTCAACATTGTTGTTTCTGGCACTCTAAACGGTAACGGACAAGAATTCAAGTTTAACTTTAATGACGATAGCGCCAACTTTGTGCGCAGAAAGCTCAACACTAACCCTCAACTCCTCGCAGGAGGATTTTACCCAAGTGCCTCATTGCAGGACTTCTGGGTTGGAGAGACTTTTGAGCAAGAACTGCGCGATCTAGATTTCACCACTGACACGAGCCTTCAAGGAGTTATCCTAGGCATCGCACTCAGTGGTTCAACCGGAACTGGACCACAAGACATGAAGCAGGCTTCACGCGAAGCTGTTGCTGGCTGGTTTATTGGTCAGGATTTAAGCGGAGACGCAGCTAACTACGCTCCGGCTGCCCAACAGAAGCTATTCCGCCTCAAAGGACGCGGCCACGGCGAGTGGTTGCACAAGAACGTAAAAGTATCGATTGGCAAAGTTCGTCAATCAAGCTCTAGAGTTTCTGATTATGGAACATTCTCTGTTATTCTGAGAGACGTACGCGACACCGATAACAAGGTTGTGGTAATCGAGCGCTTTGATAACTGTACTCTCGATCCTACTTCTCCCGATTATATCGGCCGCAAGATTGGTACCAAGTATACTTCTTGGGACTCAAACGAACGCCGTCTGAAGACTTATGGAGAATACGACAACAAATCTGACTTTGTTTATGTTGAGGTTAACGATGCTGTTGACCAAGGCAGCGCCAACTCGCTATATCTTCCATTCGGCTACTTCGGACCTCCCGGATTTACAGGACTTACAGCCGTTTCGAGTTCTACTCCTGGGGTCGGCGCCGTTGTTGCTCCAGCGTCAAACAAGTTTGTCATCGGCGCCCCCGGGCTTCCTAAGACCGGGCTTCTGATTGACGCAAAACTAGACTCATTTATTTCTGTTGCTCAAGGAGGCGC